GTGCTTTGTCTTTGATCTGGGATGATGCAACGGCTGGTTTGTTTGCTGCGATCATGTCATTCTGGTTTGGCAATAGAGCGGTAAGCAAATACATGAAGGCAAAACCATGAGTTATAAACTAGGAAAGCGCAGCTTAGAGAAGCTGGAGGGTGTAGACGAGCGGATGGCTGCTGTTGTTCGTTATGCTATTTCTGTTACTAAACAAGACTTCTCAGTAATCTGTGGGCTGCGCACGATAGAAGAACAGAAAGCATTGGTTGCCAAGGGTGCAAGCCAGACTATGAAGAGTAAGCATCTTGATGGACTGGCTGTTGATCTGATGGCTTATGTTGATGGTGGGCGTTGGGAATTAAATCTGTATGATGAGATTGCCGATGCAATGGCTGAGGGTGCAAGGGCAGTTGATGTTCCTGTGCGCTGGGGTGCTGCTTGGTCTGTTCCAAACATTGCTTACTGGGATGGTAGCATGGAAGCTGCAATGAATGATTACATTGACACAAGGCGTGGGCAAGGGCGCAGACCTTTCATTGATGCACCACACTTTGAGTTAATGGTTTAGATATGATAACCTTGCATTCTTAGACTAGAGGTAAAGTTTCTTAGTTCTTTTCTGGCAACCCAAAGGTTTACTTGAACATTGGGATGAGCGTCCAGTCTGTATAGCTCATCCTGCCACTTATCTACCTCTCTTCTGAGAAACTTTAGCTCAGCTTTCTGTGCTTCTGTTATCATACTTCCGTACCGTTGCATTGCTTACTCCTACAAAGATAGCTGTTGATGATACGCACCAGCCTCTGTCTCTGAAGTAACGGATGTCTTCTATTTCTTCCTGAGACAGTGAGTCATTGCGCCAGCCTTCGCCTTGTGTGGGCGCGGCTGTCGCCTCTGGCTTTGGTTCTGTGTATTTTTTATCTGGCTTGCCGCCCCATTTTTCTCTGTATCTTTTGTTTATTTGCTGGGCGTCTTTCATCATTGCTTCAAGCATTTGTTCTTGGGTCATTTTTGTTTTTCCTTTTCTGTTTGACTATACAATTGCGTAGTGTAGCAATGAATTTGTTGGTCAACTTCCCAGAAAAACTCGGTCAAGTCATATTCTCTTTCAACGAATTGTTTGTTGCGCTGGTGCCATCTGTTGACAATGCCTTCAAGGGTGTCAACTGCTTGCTTCATGTCGCGAAAGGTCATTAGGTCTTTATTGAATGGAAGGTGTATTTTCTTAGTCATTTTGTGTCTCCAAAAAAAAGGACGCAGCCGAAGCTGCGTCAGTCAGGGAGGATTCCAATCGGGCAGATGTAGATGAATCCTCGGAGAACATTCTTAGTTTAGAATGGTATTTTATCATTTGGCAAGCCACCTTGTTGCTTGTCGCTAATTTGAAAACTCATGTAAGGCTTTTCATCTTTCATGCGTCTCCACCCAGCAATCCGTTTGTTGTCACCAACAGGACCAGAGTAATCAGGCGCTGCTTCATTCCCGCGCTTATCGTTGACAAACATTGCAGCCATCTTTTGATACACTTCAATAATCTCTGTACCATCTCTTGTTTGATCTTTGACCAAGATGACTTTGTTGTCTACACCCTCAAGATTTAGCTTGCCTTGCAGTATCATCTGTTGAGTTGGGAATGGTGTGAAGGCTGCTCCACGGTTTGTATCGTCATATTCTGCCATGCTTTTGGCTCCTTTACCAAGCTGATTTAGATTGACCGCTATCTTCTGCGGCGTATTTATTGCCATCCATTTTACCCAAGAACACATCAGCATCACAGCCAATGTGCGACAGCGCCTTGGTCAGACCATCAGTGATAGCCATCTTTGGTGCATCTTCTGCCAATCTACCTTTGGCAGCGTCAAAGAACTTACGGCAGCCTGTGAAGGGGCCAAACATATTTCCTTGACTACCATGCCAAACAGTTACATGCGCTAGTACAGCGCTGTCTCCGTTAGCGAGAGACACTATCTCTGTTTGATTGTGCCAACCCCAGCCCTGACCAACGGGGCCAAACTCTTCTGTCATCTTCATGACTTGGTATTGCGGGTCGATCGCGGTGAAGCTGCGGCTTCCGAAGCTGACCTTCTTCAGATACTTGGGGTCTGAAGAGGCCAGCTTGTTCCATGTTTCAAGTGTCATTGTTGTTCTCCTTTTTTATTTAAGAAAAGTTCTGCTGATGCCTGACCAAATCCAGCTATTTTTCCAAACTGCTCAACAAGAAATTCTTCTTGTTGTTGATCAAATTCTTCAAACTCATGCAGTTCGAATAGAGCGGTACTTGTATGATCAAGTACTTTAATCATGCCATGTATCAATGTGTATCTCACTCTTGGGTTCATCGCTTTACAATCCTTAGTGATCCACGCTTGTCGCGCTTGATGGAAAGTTGATCACAGTAGACTTCTCTTTCGTTAGGTGAGACCATTGACTTAAGGTCTTTCTTCGCATTTTCGAAAACTCTATTCTGCTCATAACCTTGTATGTAGGTGACTGCTGCGTCGACAAATTGGTTGTCTGTGCTGGCGTCCCGCTTGACCATGTTGTCCACCGCAATGTGGTCATGCGAGAGTTGTTGCGTGTCCACACCAATTGGCTCTTCATCGCGAAGCACGTAACCCCAGAAGTCCGACACCACTGCCCACATAGAATTGAAATACTGACTATTGTATTCGACATATGTGGATTCCCATTTGCTGTTGCCAAAGATTACTGAGAGGTAAGCGCCGTCTGCCTTGGCGAGGTGTGCGTACAGTTGTATCTGCGGCATGTATAGCTCAATGACATCCTCCATTTTGTTGAAAGCGTTTGTGTGTTTGGCTTCTACAATTGAACTGTTCCAACGCGCATCGACTGTACCACGACAAGGAACAGTACCTACAATCTGTTCGTATTCATATTGGTGTCCAGACAAAGCACAATTGTTTTGCGTCTCGAACCAAGACAGATTGAAGGACTCAGTCCAACTGCCAAGCTGCACAGCAATGTTGTCAGATAAATCTTCTGGCATCTGCCTACCAGTTTTGACTTGCCATAACTCAAGCCATTGGCCCTGCATAATTTTTACACAGTCAGAGCCGCCTATGAAACCTTTGCGTTCCATGATGTTCTCCTTTTTTTATATGGGGTAGACTACTGCAAGTATGCAGTTAGGTCAACCAATATTTATACTGCCGTTAGGTCTGTTGTACTTAGAAAAGTCAGACCGTTTGCAGTAGCCCAGTTCTATTAGTTCTTCTTTGAGCTTGCCTTTGAGCCAGCACTCGCCGACATTTTGTCCGTCGATGATGCGCTTTGCCATTATTTTGTGGGTATTTAGCTCGTAGTTTGAGCGCTTGTATTCTTTACGCGCAGCCACTGAGCTATTGGCTCTGGCAATATGTGCGTCCCAAACTGCACTGTTAATAGCATTCTTCATGTTAAAAACTCCATTCGTCTTTATCAAAGTAACTTACTCTACGATTACGAGTTTGGAAGAAGTTTTGGTATTCTGGATATTCGTTCATAAATTTACGAGCGTAATGACTAATCCATCCATCATTTAGTTTATAGTCTGCGCCGACTTCTCCGATTGCAGTATCCCATCTCATTCTGTGGAATATTGCTTTAGCAGAAAAGTAATGTCGTCTTTGCGCTACTTGCAGTGAATACTTTACAAAGCCTTGCCAGATGTGTGGGTTGTCTTTGTCATACTGAAGAAAGTTCTCTTCAGTGTATTGTCCTTTTGCTTTCATTTGTTCTCCATTAATTTAAGGAATGTGTCACCACTCATGATGACTACGGTTTGCGGACTTCCAGTCCGTCTTTTATAGAAAGCAATGTCTCTGCTTTCTAATACTTTGAATGGGCTAGGGAAGTTAGACTTATCTCGGTACTTAACTTCACCTACCAACTCGTGTCCTTGGAGTTCGAGTTTGATGTCGCCGCTATACTCGCCTCCCAAACTGCCTGAGAGGGGCTGCCTTTTGGCTTTGATACCTGCTTCTTTGAGCCAGTTGACGAACCACTTCTCGTGATATGTTCCTTTATTTTTGTTGCGGTTTGCCATTTGTTTCCCTCGTAGCAGTTCTTACAGATGTACCAATGCTTTTCCATTGAGCGTTCTGCATTGGGTTTGAGTATGGCAACGAACCAATAGCTTTTGTTTTCGCATGACAGGCAGAGTACAGCCCTACCTCTTCGTGACTTCGATGTCATATTCTAAAGCATCCAACCAACAGATGAGCATGAAGCCAGACGGAATACGTTTGTGCGCTTCCCATTTATGTATCAGGGAAGAAGTGCAGCCTATCTTATGAGCCAATGACTCTTGGCTTAAACCTTGCTCGAATCGAGCTTCGATCAACAGGTTTATTAGCTTCTCGTAGTCTTTTGGTATGCTCACTGGCTTGTTGTATCGCGTCAAGTTCTTCAATGACATTGATTACTTTCACTGCCGTATCATACCTGAGTTCAGTATCTCCATTGATTGTTCGATAGTACGTTGACGTTGGGATGTCAGCGCGTTTGAAACACTTGAGCAGGGGGACGTTTATCTCCCCCGCTCTGTCTTGTAGATATTGCAGATATGATTTCATACTGCACTTATGGAGCGAATGTATCCTTATTGTCAACCTCACCGCTGCCATCACAGTTCCAGCAAGTATCTTCATACTCTTCTTCGTAACCAATATCGCGATTGAAACTTTGGCGTTTGTATCTGCGATAAGTTACAGTGCCATCGCCCAGACATTCTGGGCAGGCGACAGGCTCAGTACGGTATTTCATCGTCAATCTCCTGTGGTAGATGTTTGCGTTCCCATGCTGCAATAGCTCTGCTTAGAAACTTCTCACGATTGAAGCGTGGGTTTTCTTTCTCAAGATCATCGGCAATCATTTCGATTGTGATGGGTGAGTTGACTAGCGGACCCATACGATCCGCTATCCATTCAAAGTTCTTACGTGTCATCATGACATGTTCTCCCATTGTTTTGATTTCATTGCGCTGGCAATCTGTAGCTCACGATTGTACTTGGCAATCTCTGGTTTGCGCAGGTCTTTTGTATGCGTAGCCCAGTAAGTCAGGCAGTTGTACAATGCCCACTTGTTAGAGCCGAGAGCGCCGCGCTCGTCGTTCCAGATTCCGAGCAGGTTTTCGAGTTGCTTTTCGTTGGTTTTGGTGACTGACTGCTGGCGTGTGAATGCTTTGCAGACAGTCTTTTTGAAAAAGTTTTCGACTTGTTCCTGTTCGAGTTTAGTGTGCATCCAATCCTGCCAGACATCTTTGCGTGACATGAAGTGACGAAAGCCGTTGACTACCTTGGATGCTGATCCTTCTACGTTGATGGATGCAGTATGCTTGTATCTGCTTCTGGCTACTGTGTCGGCTGTTGTGCAACCGTTCAGACACCATAGCCGTAAGCCATTGGCTTGCTGAGAAAAGGACCAAGATGCGTCATAGCTATTGAAGAAGCTGACACGAAACTTAACGTAGTCTCCGACTGCTGGCTCAACTGTGAGGTCATTAAATAATATTTCACCTCTGAGTTTGCGTCCGTCTTCAAGCACATCGACAGTGACTTCATAATCGTCGGATAAGTCTGCTGACTTTACTCCGTCAAT